GCCTACGACGCGATCAAGGGTTGGGACGTCGGACTCACCGATACCGATATCGAGGAAATCGGCGCGGACCCGTACGAGTTCCGGGAAGCTATCCGCGCGACGGCTACGCGCGCCTTGATGGCATCGGCACCCCCCGAGTTCCCCGCGTCGACGTGGCATGCCCCGCGCGGATCAATGTTCGGGAGACGATGACATGTATCCACCGACTAAGGACGCGGCCCGGTCGCTGCACGAGACGACTGAAACGGCATTGGCCGTACTGGCCGAATACTGCCTCGATCTGTGGCTGCCTCTCGTGCAGGACGCGGTGCTGGCCGCCGCGCCGGTGGAACCGGACGCGGATCCGGAAGCTGTCGAGGACGTCGACTCGCAGTGGCAATACCTGGTGGACGCCGTCCTGGTCTACGCGCTGGCATTGATCGCCATCGACGCGATGCGCACCGCGTACTCGACCTTCACCGCCGTGCCTATGAAGGTCGCCGAGAAGGTCAAGGACCTGGTTCTGGTCGATCTGGGGGCACCGCCCAAGGGTCTACCGTCACGTGACGTTTTATCGGTGAAGGTCCGTACTACCTTGCGACGTCATCTCAACATGGATGTCGACGAAGTACTCGACGACGCGGCGGTGATGTCCGCCCTGCGTGTGTTCGCGGACCAGGTAGTGACCGATCAGCGCGGGCAAGTCATCGACATCGTCGGCCGTGTGCTGTCCCGGCTCACTCGCGACGCGACGAACGACGCGGTCCGCAAAGACCTGGACACCGACGCATGGGACGGCGCCGTATCAGAGTTGAGCCGGACACACGCAACTTCGGTATTGAACTCGTCCGTCGACGCGGCCGCGTCGCAAGCGCAGGACCGTGACAGCGATGTCCGGATCGAGGTCACCTGGACCGCCATCCACGACACGCACACGCGGGTGGCGCACGCGCACGCGGACGGGCAGAAGGTGCCGCTCGGCTCCACCTTCACCGTGGGCGGGGAACAACTCCGTTTTCCCGGCGATCCGCTCGGGTCACCGGACAACATCATGAATTGCCGCTGCGCGCTGTTCGCGACCGTCAAGCAATCCGGCGGCCGTACCGCCGATGCATCCGTGATTGAAACGATGTCGGTACCCGCCGACCAGGAGGAAACGACCATGGGCGAGTACCGGTCATTCACATCAGTACTGGCCGTGATCGGTGAGCCGACCGACGACGGCCGCATGTTCGACGCGTACATCAACTTGTCGTTCCGCGACTTTCCCTTGCCGTTGGCATGGCAAAAGATGAGCAGCGAACGACATCTGTCCAGCTACACCGTGGGCGTGATCCAGTCCGCCGAGGTACAGGGCAACCAGGTGATCGGTACCGGGTACATGCTCAACACACCCGAAGCCGATCAGGCCATCGCCGAGATAGAGCACAAGGTGACCGGCCCGTCCGTCGACCTGGGGGATGTGTCCTGGGAATTGCGCGATGAGAGCGGCGCCACGATCACCGTGGACGATCTGTGGGACATGCCCATGGATGCCAAGTTCACCGAGGTAGTCACGGCGGGCAAGGTGCTGGGCGCCACCCTGGTCAGCATCCCGGCGTTCGGACAGACATCCATCACGCTCGGCGCCATGGTCGACGTGCAGGTCGATCAGCCCGCGCTGGTAGCCGCTGCGGCTGTGCAGGAAGCGTCGCGCCGTTACGCCCCGCCGGTCTATCCAGCCGGGCATTTCGCCAACCCGGAGTTCGACGGCCCGACCCACCCGCATATCACCGATGACGGCCGGATCATGGGTCATCTGGCGCTGTGGAACCAGTGCCACATCGGCGTATCCAAGCGATGTGAGACTGCCCCGGCGTCACTCACCGACTACGCCTGGTTCCACACCTCTCCGCCGGTGAAGACGGATGACGGCGGTATCGCGAAGGTAGGCCGCCTGACCGTGGTGACCGACCCGGGCAAGCCCGGACACGCGGACACATCGCTGTCTGTCGGCCCGGCCGTGGCCCACTACGACAATGTCGGCACGTGTTTCGCCATCGTGCACGTGGGCGAGGACGAGCACGGGATTTGGTTCTCCGGTGTCCCGGCGCCGGGCGTGACCGACGAGAAGTTGACCGCTGGCCTGTCCGCGCCGCTCTCCGGCGATTGGCGCTGGGTCAGCGGCAACTATGAGTTGGTCGCAGCGCTGGCTGTGAACACGCCCGGATACGGCATCGTCGCGTCCGGTGCCACCGACTCGCTCGGACAGCCGCGTTCGCTGATCGCGTCACTCGGCCCGTGCCGTGACGACGCGCCGTTGACCCGTGCGGACATCGGCGCGCTGGCCGTGCAGGTGGTCGCCGAGATGCGCGCCGCCGAGTCGCGTCATGCACGCGCGTCCGCCATCCTGGGAGGGTATAACGCCCGTCGCGCGCGGGCGCTGTTCTCGCGATTGGAGGGCTGACATGGCTTGCGGGTGTAGTCGTCGAACCGGGAAATCGGCCCGGCCGAGCAACGCTGTCTATGAGCTGACCATGCCCGGCGGTACCGACACGAAGACCTTTCTCACCATGCTGGAAGCGACGCGGGAACGTCGGCGCGCGGGCGGGGGCACTATCCGCACGGTGGAGGCTCCGACCGCCGTACCTGTGCCAGCTTAGCTAGCGGGGTCGTGCACCCATCCGGATTACATTCGCTCAGCAATGACGCGTTCGTCTGTGCTGTGGGCCGGTTCTCGTCTGACAACTGACGGTTCTAGACGGGTCGGAGACCTATCATGTCTTTCACGTTGCCGGAGGAAATGCCTACCGGTGTCACTGAGCTGGACAAGCTCAATGCCAAGGTCCAGAAAGAGCTGGACCTTATCCGTACCAAGGTGGAGAAGTCCGGCACGCTGGATGATGCCGAACTCGCGTACCTCGAATATCTCGTGGCCGCCGCCGAGACCATCGGCGAGGCGATCGACACGGCGAACGGTGAGATCGCGGCCCGCAACGAGAAGATCGCGGGTCTGCTGAAGACCGGCAAGTCCGACGAGGACGATACCGCTGACGCGGACGACGAGCTGGACGAAGACGAGTCCGACGAGGACGCTGCCGACGTCGAGGTGATCGACGCGGACGCCGTCGAGGTCATCGACGAGGCGGAACAGATCGTCGCCGAGGAAGCGGGCGTTACCGCGTCCAGCAAGCGGCCCGTCTCGTTCAAGGGACTCGCCCGCACCAAGCCACAGCTGCCCGCCAAGCGCGACGGCGGTAACGCTGACTTCGGCTTCACCATGGACACGCAAGCACCGGGATATGTGCCCGGATTCGTCGGATTCAAAGAACTCGCCGAAGGTCTGGACTCCGTCCGGTCCGGTCGCCGCGTACGCTCCAACCGCCCCAACACCGGATCATTCGCCGGTCTGACACTCGGCCGGTTGAAGCGCGGCGTCAAGGCCATCGACGACGCACACGAGTTGTACGCCGAGATCGAGAGGGCCACGGCGCCGGACCAGTGGCGCGCGCCGACCTTCGACAAGAACGGCCGTGTCGCGGCCGGTGGATGGTGTGCCCCGTCGGAGACCCTGTACGACTTCTGTGAGGTTCCGGCCGCGACAGATCTGATCTCGTTGCCGGAGTTCACCATCAACCGTGGTGGCGTGCGCTGGCCCGATGAGCCAGACCTCTCGGCCATCTTCGACAGCTTCGAATGGTTCTTCACCGAGACTCAGCTGGAAGCCGTCGACGGTAACGGCGACCCGACCGCCATCAAAGAATGCGTCGAGATTCCCTGTGTCGACACCTTCACCGAGATTCGGCTGAACGCGGTGGGCTACTGCGTGGAGGCGGGCATTCTCCAGACGCAGGGGTGGCCCGAGCTCATCGCCAAGTTCATGGCGGAATTGACTCAGGAACACTTCCGCGCGCTGAGCCGCCGCACCATCAACGACATGGTCACCGGTTCGACCGCCGTCGCGATCCCGGACGGTACACAGATCGGCGTAGCGTCCTCGATCCTCAACTCGATGGCGCTCATGGCGACCAACCTGCGCCTCGATCGTGGTCTGGCCCGCAACGCGATGATCGAGGCCGTCGCGCCGTCGTTCCTGCTGGAAGTCATGCGCGCCGACCTGGCCATGCGTGACGGCGTCGACGCGCTGGCCATCACGGACGCGCAGCTGATGCAGCCGTTCTCGGCTCGCAATATCTCGTTGCAGCTGGTCGGCGACTGGCAGACACGCGCGGCCGGTACCCCTGGCGACATCGGCACCACGTTCTGGCCTGACACCGTGAATGTCTTGATGTACCCGGCCGGTACCTGGTTCCGCTCGCTGTCCAACGTGATCGAGCTCGGTGTCATGTACCCGAAGGAATTGCTCCAGGTCAACCGGTACACCCGGATGTTCACCGAGGACGCGATCGCGGTTGCCAAGCGGTGCGGCAAGTCGCTGAACGTTGAGATTCCGATCTGCCCGTCCGGTGCGATCGGACAGCGTCAGACCGTGGTCTGCAACAGCCCGACCGTGGTCAACGAAACTCAGCGGATCACCATCACCGGCTCTCCGACCAGTGGCACTTTCACACTGACGTTCAACGGCCAGACCACCGGAAACATCGCGCGCAACGCGACGGCCGCGAACGTGGTCACCGCGCTGGAAGCGCTGTCCAACATCGCTCCCGGTGATGTCTCGGCGACCGGTGGCGCGCTTCCTGGTACCGCTGTCGACGTCACGTTCGCCGGTGCGTACGCCGGGGTGAACGTGCCGCAGATGACGGCTGACGGCACCCTGCTGGGTGGCGGTACTGATCCGGCCGTGGCCGTGACCACCGTGACTCAGGGCCACAGCTGAGTCAGGTAGTCCCATGAACTTCGGATGTGCGCGGCGTCGATCGAGGCCATCGCGTCGCGCACATCCGGAGACCCGGTCACGTTAGGAGATTCGCCGTGGCACTGCCTGTCATGGAATTCACCGCACCGGCGCTCAGCCCGGCCGGTTACGGTCTGTACGCCGCTGCCACGGTGACCGACCTACCGGACCCGTCGCCGGGCACCACGTCCCGTTTTCACGGTGGCTTGCACATTCGGCCGGTCAACTGTTCCGAGTCGTTCGGCACGTGGCCGACCGATCCGTGTGCGGCCACACCGGACCAGATCAAGGAAGGTGACCGGCCCAGTTCCGACGTCACTTTCGACCCGATCCAGCCATGGGCGTACGACGAATGCGATCCGCAGGAAACCGACGAACAGAGCCAGTCACTGGCACTGCAAACCCTGGCGCTACAGGAACCGCTGCTGGTCGAATCGGACTTCGCCGCGACGATCCTCACGGCCGCCGGTACGGCCGGAACGGCGTCCAGCCTGATCGAGGCCGTGGGCAAGCTCGAAGAGATCCTCGGCGTCGCTGGCTACAACGGTGTCATTCACGCGTCTCGTAGGTTCGCTGCGCAGGCGGCCGACGCGTCGCTGCTGATCCGGTCCGGTGACACCTACCGGAC